AATATTTTCCTTGTACAAGGCAACCATCGCTTGTTTTGTTTGATCTGCGGCAGATCCCTGAATTAACCGGTTAAGTGCCTTGTAGGTGCCCGCTCGTTTTAAGTGATGATATTCACCATATTTTGATTTAGCTTGATCATAAGGAAGTGCTTTAAAAACACCGAACGTGGTTGGTTCCCATAATTCAAAACGACATTTCCTACCTTTAAGTGTTGAGACATAACCTTTTTCGTTGGCGTATTCCATCACACTAGTTGCTAACTCTTTAATGAATGGAACGCGTGAATTGTATTTTTCTAAAATTTCTTTCGCGATGTCTTTTTCCACTTGTAATTGTTGAGAGAGTTTATTGACTCCCATTCCGTAAAATAACCCTAGATTAATGGTCTTGGCGCGTCCACGATCAATGTCCGCTATGTTTGCCACCATCTCATGAAAATCAGCTTCGGCATTCTTATTGTATTCTTCTACTAAGACTTCGGCACCCTCACATTCCAGTCTTCTGGCATAATGAACAGCTAGGCGTGGTTCCTGTTGGGAGTAGTCAAAGGATCCCCACACCTCGTTTTCCTCGGGCAAGAACAGTCCCCGTATTTGTTTCTTGATCTCTAGGTTTTTGGCGGGAAGTTGCTGTAGGTTGGGATTAGAGTAGCTGAACCGTCCTGACACGGTTCCCGATTCGCCGTCACGCATTTGATGAATGTTAGAATGAATACGTCCCTTATGTTCATGTTTAATAATAGTGTCTAAAAATGTAGTCTGTACTTTATTAAATTCCCTAGCACGTTGTATTTTCTGGGCGATAGGATGCTTATGATTTAATAAAAAATCCTTAGTAAAACTTGGCGCATCTGTTTTTTCCGTGCGAGGATATTTTATTTTAAGCTTGTCAAAAACTTTTGCTACTGATTCAGCGGCCCATATTTCCACTGCAAGACCCGTATCTTCCAATATGCTAGATAATATCTTCTTTTCTGTATTCTTAAAACTTTTTTTATGACGCTGCGCTTGTTCGACATCGACGCGTACTCCTTTTTTTGTCATTTCAAAAATAACAGGGAGTAGATCCATTTCCAGATTAAAGACTGTTTTCAAGCTATCTTTTTCAATGAGGGGTTTCATATGATGATACAGCCGTAAAGTTAAGTCTGCATCTCGCTCAGCATAATCTCCCACAAAGATAGCAGGGAGTTTATACATTTCATTTTTGGGATCGACCCCAAATTCAATTGCCGCCTCTTTTAATTTAGCCTCATTCTTATATTCGTTCAGCATATCTTTGCCTACCGTATTTAAGGCGTACGAAAATTTATTCTCATTAAGAAGAGGGGCCATGATCATTGTGTCTATGATCCGTCCATTCACTTTAATGCCTTCTGTATGAAGCCATCCTAGGTCATAAACTGCATTGTGTGCCACTTTAATGGCATCGGTTTTCATTAGATCTTTCATCCAGGAGAGGACACGTTTCCTATCCCAATTAAACCCATTTTCATGACGGATGGGATAGTATCCCTTCCATCCATCAACGGCTACGGAAATGCCAATAACATGCCCTGTAGAGGATGTCCATCCTGGTCCCGTTGTCTTTAATTTAGGATCATAAGTCTCCAGATCAAATGCCATTACTTTTGCATCTGATAAATCAGGAAGGGTTTCGGGAGGAACCCACTCCGACTGAACGAAGCCAAAATTATTTTGTGGCATTTAAACGTGCCTTTAATTTGATATGATAAGCTTTGAGAGCCTCGGCTCTTTTTCTAATATGCTCTTCTGATTGTTTTCGTCCTTTCCAATAATTTTTATATTTTTCTATGAAAGCTTTCACTTGTGGTCTTTCTGTCATTTTTTTCTTAAACTCTGGTGTTCCTCTTTTTGATCGATTTGCTTCTCTCTTTTTGGTTATCTCTCCTGTACGACCATGTGAAAGATTATAGTTTTTTATGTTTTCTGCGGGATAAACTTTATGAAGGGGAAGATTTCTTCTTCCTTTCTTAATATAACTACGCGCAAACATTCCTTGTTTTCTTCTTCCTTCAATAGTTGGAGGAATAAATTCGCCATTAGCAATTCTTTCTTTCGCGTTATTTGACATTATTTCATGGGTATCATTACACGTTAATGATTTAGTCCAAAATATACCATACTTTTTTTTATACTCCTCAATAGTAATTTCGTGGATCCACTGAACGTGATTACCAATAGCTCTGTAATGCTTTCCGCAAAGAAGGCAGATGATTCTGTCCCCAACAAAATATTGTTTATATTCATCAAAATCTTTAAAAACAAAATCTTTTGGGTAGCCAGGAAGAACTCGTCTTCTAGCTTCTTTATTTTTTCGTGATGCAAAAGGACTAGGCATTATTTTTTCTCCTTTAATTTAAATCCATTTTTGCTATGGATTTGATATTCATACGTTTTAGTATTTTTTCCATCACAAAAAATTAAATAAAAATATGGGTTTTCCCCCGCAACATCATCTACTATTAATTGTTTCTTTCTTTTTTTTTGCCATGATTCTAAATATAATAAACATTGAGCCATATTATATTTATTAGGATTAACTGTATCTAAATTTTTAGTGTATTTGTAATCTATAATTGAATATTCTTCTGGACCACTATCTCCAGATTCATTACTACAAAAAACAGCATCATAAAATAAGTATTTTCCTTTTAAATGAGCATGAGGTATTTTTACTTCAACACCTAAAATATTTTTCATTAAGGGATGTCTTAATATAGCTTCACCTACTATTGTTACTTCATGGGGTATGTTAAAATTATGAAACAGAGGTTCTCTACCTAATTTTCTAGATGCAATGTAATGATGAATATAATGACCAATCATTATTTCTTTATTTTTATAATGACTAGGATCTTTTATTAAAGGTATATCATTAAATTTATCTAAATCTAAAACATAGTCATATAAAGGTTGATGGCCATTATAAATAAGTTCTTCTTCTTCTTGGGTCATCCTATGTACATGTCCATCTTCATCATGACTAAACCATTTACAAACGACTTCATCCATTTTTTTTCGATCTATCCAATTGTTTTTATTTATTCGGGGCATTTTTCTCCTTTATATATTCTGATGTTTTTCTTCCTCGTCTCTCGCCTTCTGATTCAAAAGATACATGCCTATTTGTTCTTTCTTCTATCTCTCCTGCGATAGAGGCATAGGCGGCTAGATCAATGTAGCTATCTTTTTTATGTTGGTGCATAAGCCGTGCTATTTTTACCAAAGCCATGCACACCGCCGCATCGTGTGCCGTGATATTTACCTGGAGGAAAACCGACCACAATGCGGCAATGTTCTGATGATTGGTAAGCTTGTCACCATAATCCTTCTGGCGACTACCACCAATTAATTTTTTTGCGTCTTTTAGAATTTCTTTACAAGTCATCTTCGAACGAGGCTTCATAAAGTCTGTATCCTTCCTGTTTTTGCGCTTCAATAATATATAGATTGTGTTTGGCTCTTGTGACTGCTACATAAAATACACGATGTTCATCGTCGGGGTTCTTTAAATATGATCTATAAACTAATTTACCTAGATCCAAAAGTACAACAACGTTGTCACATTCACCACCTTTGGCTTGATGGATGGTGGAAACACGAATTCTAGGTTCCCCCTTTATATCCTCATTCAATTGTTCCAGTCGGCGCAAGTAAGCTATCTCAGAAGGCTTGAGGCGATCCAAAACCTCGTACCATTCCCCGTCCACCAATAATCCATGGTGTTCCTGAAGATCCTTTAATGTAAAAAGTTCATCCTTTTCCTCTTCCTTGAATCGTTTAAAGCCCCTTTTTATCCCTGTGCCACTTTTAATTTTGCTGTACAAAGTTTTAATGTCGCCATGAGAAACAGTTTCCCCCGCTTGTAAATGCTGCCATGTATCAATGGCGCTTAACACACTAGGAGCGATTGGACGGTGTTCCCCTCTTCCATACCAATATCCCTGGGAAAAAAGAAAATCTTCAATCATTTCGTTCCTTATTTTTCGGGTACGTCCCAATAAGAGCCATTTTCCCTTCGATAAATCAATGTGGCGCAAATGGGTCATCCTATGTACATGTCCCTCTTCATCCTTCGGCTGCCATTCTTTAGGACGACGATTCCGAATACGAGTAATAATATAATTCGCCAATCTATAGACGCTCGGAGGACAACGATAAGATTTATTTAGAATCTCTACATTTCCTTTTAAATTAATGAATTGATCAACATCCGCCCCACTCCACCGAAAAATAGCCTGATCATCATCCCCCGCGATATACGTCTCATTGCTATGGGAAATTAGTTTATGTACCATGTCATATTGGATCTTCGGCATGTCCTGGGCTTCGTCAATAAAGAGGACATCAAAAGAGGTAGGATGAAAATCCTCTACATAATCAACGATCATATCGGTAAAGTCATACAAGTTATTTTCTTTTTTATATCCCGTAATCGCCCTATCAATAAAATCCAATTTTGACCATATCATAAATTCTTGTGCCGTGTTCCATGCGTCGCGCAAGGGCAAGCCTTTCAGTCTCGCCAAATTAATTAAATTCACGTACTTGTGGTTGGTGTTAGCGAAAATAGATTCATCTTTATTATTGTCGAACACGAGATTAAAGCCAATAAGACCTGATAGTTCTTTCCAGTGTTTCGATTTCATTAGGTTATTGTCCTCAATGGGAAGATGCTTGTAAGCAAAACTATGAAGAGTTCTAAAGTGAATGAGATCCTCACGACTTGCCTGAAATTTATCCCGAGCTCTGTCTCTCGCTTCGTAAGCCGCCTTGCGTGAAAAAGAAAAGAAACCAATTCTATTCCAGGGAACACCTTGTTCTTTTTTCTGCCGACAAATTTCCAGGAGTTTAGTCGTCTTTCCCGTACCGGGTGGTCCTAAAATAATATTAATCATTAAAATGGGATATCCTCATCATTGTCCTCTCCTCCCAAAACCTTATCAGCCTCTTTTTTCTCAGTCTTCAACGAAGGTAAGGGAACATCTTTAATAGGTAATTTAAATTCAGGTATAGTCCAGGCACGTGTTTGAACTTTTTGTGGGTATACGGTCACATCTTTGCCCTCCATATCTCGCAGACGTTGGACGATCCATGGGCGTGGGACTTTGAAGTTTTTAGATGAATCCAACCAATGGGAGAAATCAGACAAACGGAAATAAGTTCTTCCATTTTCTGTAAAAGCCTTTCCCATTCCTAATTCGTCCATCGTAAAGGAATCCCCCCTAAC